TTGTTGCTGTTGTTTCGTAATTAAGGCTTTCCACAACACCATATTTTTTTCTATATGATCTGGTAAATGCGTTGGTATTTCTGAGCTATACCAATTCTTGTACACACCTTTCGGTGCCACAATTAAGACACCATTGATCTTACCTTTGTCATAAAGCATGGCTACATTATCTATTAAAACTTTAGATTTACCTGTGCCCATTTCCATAAAATATGCAAAACATCTACTATCCCAAGACCTTTCTAATGCCTTAAGTTGATGTGCATATGGCTTAGTTTTAAATTTATAATTCAATTTTTTCTCCTGTATTGGTTGACATATAATCCATGGTAATCTATATGTCAATCCATGAAAGAAAGTATAGTATACATAATACAGGAAATACCAGGCACTAAAGAAGGAAACCCAAAAATAAATATTATGGGTGCAAGTAAATATGGTAAATTTGAATTTTTATTACCAGAGTCTTCACAAATAATATTTTCACCGGGCCCTTTAGTTTTTAAATTAAAATCTTTACTAAAAAATTTTACTAGAGATGATTATTTATTACTAACAGGAGATCCTGCTATAATTGGTGTAGCATGTTCTATAGTTTCTGACATGACTAATGGTAAATACAATTTACTAAAATGGGATAAACAAGAAAGAACTTACTATCCTATCGAAATAAACTTATACGAGAAAGGTAATACAGATGAGTAACTTACAAAAGATGTTTATAGAGGATGCACCTCAACAAGTAAACGACATCACAAATCCAGAAACATTATCTGGTCATGTTCTAGAACTACAAAAACTAGAAGATGAAATAAAAATGGATGAAGAAAGATTAGCTTCAAAAAAAGCAGAAGCAGATAAATTATCACAACAGGTCATACCTGAGATAATGGAGTCCATGAACCTTAAGACAATGAAACTAAAAGATGGATCAGCGATTGAGGTTAAAGAGATTTACAGCGCAACCATACCTGTTGCTAAAAAAGGTGGCGCTTATAACTGGCTTCGAGAGAACGGCCATGGTGATCTTATTAAAAATGAGATTATTGTTTCCTTTGGTCGTAACGAAGATAACAAGGCGCGTGAATACGCTAACCTTGCCGAGAGTAATGGGTTTCAGCCTGAACAGAAACTAAAGGTTGAGCCCATGACTCTCAAAGCACTATACAGAGAGTTAGTCGAGAAGAATAAAGACTTACCCTCTGAACACTTTAATTTGTTTAAAGGAAACAAAACAAAAATTACGAGGAGTAAATAAATATGACGCAAGAGACAAGAGACGTTGTGAAAAAGCAAAGCGGTCAAGTAGCGACTTTGGACTTTGTTAAAGACTCAGGCATGGGGCTTGAGAATATTGACAAAGAGGATTTAGCGCTACCTTTTTTGAAGCTGTTACAAGCAGGTTCATTTGAGACTAAAAAGAAACATGCAAAGTATGTTGAAGGTGCAGAACCTGGTATGTTTTATAATACTGTCACCAAAAAATTATATGATGGTGAGAAAGGTATAGAAGTTATACCTGTGTATTATAAGATGAGTTATCCTGAGTGGGCACCTTTTGAAAAAGCAGAGGGTAGACCTATCCATCCAGATAGAGGCCCAGAGGTCATGTCACAAACAAAACAAGACAGCAGAAACAAAGATTTACTGCCTAATGGTAATGAGATAATTAAGACAGCAAATCATTTCGTTGTTGTCTTAGGTGATAGACCAGAGAAAGCTTTGATGACTATGAAGACCACACAGTTAAAAACAAGCAGACAATGGAACTCGCTTATTGAAAATGAGTTTGAGACAGATCCTAGCACTGGTAAATCAGTGCCTGCACCTAGGTTTTCTAGAATCTATAAGCTTACATCTGTTGAAAATTCAGGCAGTTTTACTTGGCATGGATATAGTGTAAATCTATTACGAAAGGTAGATAACACTTCTCTTTATCAAATGGCTAGAGAATTCTATGGTTCTTTGAAAAGAAGTCAGGTTAATGCCGAATCTTCGCCACAAGAAGAATCTAACTACTAATTCTTTCTAAAGAAAGAGTGGGGCGGTAAAGGGAGACTGGAGCCGCCCCCCGCGGGATCTTATGGTTGATGATTTTATAGAACTGTTCACAGGATACCAAGGTGATTTTGGTATAGCGGACATGTCATCAGCAGAGTTAGACGAAGAGAAAAATAAACTCAAACCAAATTATGAATGGGCAGGAAGGCCAATAACACAAGGTGATTATAATGATCACGTTCAAGGCAAGATATCTATTGGCATACAACCATGTAGACTAGATAAGACAGCTAGTTTTGGTTGTATAGATATAGACCCAAAAAATTATTCAACATTTAAAATAGAAAATTATTTAGCATTATTTCAACAATATAAATTACCTTTGATACCTTTGTTATCAAAAAGTGGTGGTTTACATTGTTATTTATTTTTAAAAGAACCAATACCAACGATTGACTTAATATCGGCATTAAAGTCTTTTTTACTGCCTCTTGGTTTAGATCCAACCACTGAGGTTTTTCCTAAACAGAAAGAACTAAAGGAAGACGACAAAGGCGACATCAAACCAGGTAATTTTATAAACTTACCTTATTACAATAATGGTCATACACATAGATATGCTGTTGATAAAGATAATAATAAATTAGATTTAAATAAATTTGTAGAGTTTGCAAAACAAAATAGAGTTGGCAAGGATGAATTAGATAAATTAGTTACAAACACTTACAAAAATATTTTAGTAGGAACTAATGAAGAGTTTGAAGATGGCCCTCCATGTTTAGCTTTGTGTTCAAAAAGAAAGTTAGATGATGGTAGAGATAGATTCATGTATAATTACATGGTCTTTGCTAAAAAGAAGTACAAAGATAAATGGCCTGATCATGTAGCTAATGCTAATTATAATTATTTAGAGACACCTTGGGATAAATCTAAATTAGACAGTAAGATAACTGCATGGAAAAAAGATACTGCAGGTCATACCTGTTATGAAGATCCTATACATAGTAAGTGTATGCGTAGTCTTTGTTATTCTAGACCGTTTGGTGTTAAGTCAGATAGCATAACCATGTTTCCAGATATCACGGACTTTGAGATAATCATGTATGCAGAACCTGAGTACAGGTTTAACGTATCATTACCAGATGGCACTAAGGCGGGAGTGGTAGCAGGCAACAGGCGACTTATAACTAAACAGACTGAGTTATTAGACCTAATATGGGAGCAGACAGGTATATATCATGAGCCATTAAAACCTAAAGACTTTAGAGCAAAGCTGACAGATATTAGAAAGAACTCTGTTATGATATCACCACCTGCGGGCACACAAATAGAGGATAGATTAACAGAAGAATTATTTCAATATTGTGTTAACGGGCCTAGGGCAAAAGAGAGAATACAAATAAATAGTGGTGCATGTTTAACAGAGGAGGGCTTTCATTACTTTAAATTTAGCTCTTTCATAGATCATTTAGGTTCTAGTTGGAAAATACCAGAAGAAAGAATAGCACAAAAATTAAAAGATAAATGTGATGTTGAGTTTAATCATTCATTAAATGTTGATGGCAAAACTCATAAAGTTTGCAGGGTAAAACAGCTTCACATAGATAAGATAGAATATAAACCAGTTAAAAGAAAAGAAAGTAATTATTAGTGAGATATAAAGTAATAGGGCCACCGGGGACAGGTAAGACTAGGAGATTACTAAACGAGGTTCAAAGATATGCTAACAAGGGAACTAAATTAAATAAAATAGGTTACTTTGCTTTTACCAGAAAGGCTGCAAACGAAGCAAGAGATAGGTTTTTAAAGATTAGAACAGATCTAACAAAAAAAGATATAAAATATTTTCAAACATTACACTCATTAGCTTTTAATAGATTAGGTCTTAAAGAAGAAAACGTCATGCAAGAATTAAATTATAAGGCCATTGGTGAGACTTGCGGTATACAAATAAGGTATGCATCTTACGAAACAAATAATTGGAACGGTATATTTTCTTCTAATAGTGAATACTTAACCATGATTAATTTAGCTAGAGTTAGACAGATATCAGTAACAGATCAATTAGATAGAAATGAACATTTATCTAGAATAGAAAGAGATAAGTTAGAGGCGATAGAGAAAGAGATAAATAATTATAAAAAAGTTTATGGCCTAATTGATTTTACGGACATGATACAAAAGTTTTTAGATAAAGATGTTGTGCCAGATTTAGATGTTATATTTGTAGATGAAGCACAAGACCTGTCTTTAATACAGTGGTCTATGATAAATAAAATAGAACAAGACACTAAATGTGATGTTTGGATAGCAGGAGATGATGATCAAGCTATATTTGGTTGGGCAGGTGCAGACGTTGACTCCTTTATAAATTATGAAGCAGAGGAAATACCCTTAAAACAGTCAGAAAGAGTGCCAACTAGTATACAAAAAATGGCGCTGAATGTCATTGAAAGAATACAAGAAAATAGGATTGACAAAGAATATTTTCCAAAGTCTGAATCTGGTGAAATATTTGAAAGATATAAACTAACAGACATTGACATGTCAACAGGCGATTGGTTGATATTAACTAGAACTAAATCGATATTAAAGAACATACCAACATACTTAAAAAAGAAAGGATATTTTTTTGAAACAGCACAAGGTAATAGCATTGGTAAAAGTTTATACGAAGATACGAAGCACTGGTACAACTTACAGAAAAAAATAAGTATACCTGACATACACTTACAAAGAGTGAAAGAAAGAATAAAAGGTTCAATGAACTTATCTTTAAAATGGTATGATGCTTTCAATAATGTAAGCGAGAGTCAAATAACTTACATGAGATTGTTACTGTTAAATAATGAGGATCCAACGGGAACACCTAGAATAAAAGTTTCTACAATACATGGGGCTAAGGGTGGTGAGGCTACAAACGTAGTATTGTTTTTAAATGAAACAGAGAATACGGTTAAAGGTGCAAGAAAGTCTATTGCTAAACGTGATGAAGAATACAGAGTTTGGTATGTAGGATTAACTAGATCCATGAAAAATTTATATTTAATAAAATCAAAAAATAAATCAAAGGAGTTTAAAATATGAGTGCTTATAAAAAACAAGTAGCAGGATCTCATTACATTAATTTTAAAATACAGCCATCAAAATTTATCAATGATAATAAGATTTTGTTTGCAGAGGGCAACGCAATAAAGTATATCTGTAGACACTCGTATAAGGGGAAAAAAGAAGACATAATGAAAGCCATACATTATTTAGAAATGATAATTGAAAGAGATTATAAATGATATTTAAAGCGCAAACCGAGTGGGTTAAACCCACAGAGTTTCCAGATCTTAGATTTTGTAATGAGATTGCAATAGATTTAGAAACACATGATCCAGATTTAAAAACTATGGGGTCTGGTTCTGTAATTAAAAAAGGTAAGGTTGTAGGTGTGGCAGTCGCAACAGATGGTTATTCAGGTTACTTTCCATTCGATCATGAAGGTGGTGGTAATCTAGAAAAAAGTAAAGTAATTCAATGGTTTACGGACATTTGTAAAACTACCTCTACAAAAATATTTCACAACGCCATGTACGATGTGTGTTGGATTAGGGCCATGGGCATACCAATTAACGGAACTATAATTGATACCATGATTGCAGCATCAC